GAGTTTCACTAATTCCCATGATTTTAGCAATCTGAGTTTTACTCAACAAAGGGTCTTTTGTTACTATGTCGATTAGTTCCTTTTCTTTTTCTGTTGGCTCGTAAACGCTTGCAAATAATTCCTTTTCATTAAACTCTAAATGACTTTCAAATTCATAAAGGTCATCACTAAAAGTAATCTTTCTCGATTCTATCTCTAGGTAATTATCGGCACTCTCTCCAAACTCTGCAAATACTTTTATTTCGCTTTCCCAATCTTGACTGCTCATTGCTATTTCTGCTACCTCAGGCTCAGGCGGAAGTCCTGCCATTTCTCTCATCTCAGGTCTAGTAGCAATTTGTAATAAAGTCTGTTCTGTAAAAGTAGGCTTAAACATTTCTAAAGGCTTAACTTCTATCTTAGCAGTTGCCCCTGATTGGTTAGCTAAATAAGTAAATAAAGTTTCAAAGTGTTGCTGAATTGGTTTTACATAATTTTGTTCAAATAATTTAAACGAATCTATCATCTCACTTCTACCACCTAATTGCCCCTCCACCCTTATACCAAAAAACATTGGCGAGGTAATCTTATGAGCCACAAAAATCTCCTCTTGAACCTGCTTGTTAAGTAGGTCGAATTGCTTATCTAATTCATTAGGCTGAATAGGTATAACAGTAGGTGCATTATCAACTCTATCACTAAAGTTAATTATCCACCTACCTGCATTATCTGTACCCTGATGTCTTCTATTTAATCTCTTTACTAAATCTTGCTTTTCATCTTGTGTTGGTTCACCGTTATTAAACGATAAAATGCCACCAAAAAAGAACTCATTATGTAAATTACTTCTGTGGTAATTAGCAATCTCTACATCGCACTCTACATAAGGAATTGCACCGATGTATTCAGGTAATGGATAGGTTTGTGTTGCAGGTCTGTAATCCCTATAATAATAAATTTGCGTTCCTATTTTTTTATCAGGATTAAAAACTTTATAAGGCTTAACTTTGGCTCTTGGGTCTTCCCAATCGTTAGAAAAAAAGAACTCTGTATTGTCAACATTTGAGCGAATCTTAGAAAAATCCATGTGGTAGATTTCAGCTATCCCTTGCTTTGCTCTATCCCAAATTATTTGTAAAGCATAACCACCGTATAGCAATTTATCTAAAATACATTTACCAAAAATTTCATTGAGCGAATCAAACCTATTCGCATTTACAAATAAATCCCAAGTTCCTTGCATCTCTAATCCCGAACCATAAACATAAGTCTGCTTACCTGTCAAGATAGCGTTATGTTTTGCTGACCTATTAAAGAGGTCTACAAGGTATAACGGATATAAATTATCTGAACCATAGTTAACGTACTTTTTATTCTTTTCTTGGGTAAACTCTGGCGTTTTATACTTGTCAATGTCCATCCCTGCAAATTCTATTCTACTCATAAACTTTAATCGTTGTGTTTGGTAAATTGTAAATCGTTAAATCTTGTTCAGTGTATCCAAATTGAACATTCCCCACCTCTAATACTACCGCCCCATTAGGTGGCGTTAATTGTGGTGATGCTAATTGGTAAGCAGTGTAAGTATAAAGTCCTTCAATAGGTAGCAAAAATTCTCCTACGTTGTTATTAGGATTGGTTTTAATAGTCCATAAAAATTTATTATACCTTTCAGTATAATTTGAAATATCTGTAGCTAAAAAATAAACAGTTGAATTAGTTTGAATCGAACGTAAAGCAAATAAAAAGTAAGGATTACTAATTGTAACCTTTTCAGTTAACGTAAGAATTACATTGTTTGCCCCACTCTGAAGTATTATCATATTTATAAATATACTTTTGACAAAATGTAATAAAAAAGGCTACCCGAAGATAGCCTTTTAAAACAATTACAAACCAAAAACTATGAAATTATCGTAAAAGCGGATACTGTTAAAACCTGGTCCATTGGATTCTTTTCCATACCAGTTAACTCTAACTGATAACCTTGAAATTCTCCCATTGCAGCACCACTTAATGCGCTACCATTCGAAACATTTAAACCATAAACTTCGCCTAGCATAAAGAAAGTTCCATCATGTGTTTCAACGATTACAACATTCCTTCTTTTGGCAATAGTGTTTAATTTGTTTCTAGTGATTTGCGTTAATTTTGTGAACTCTAAACTCAATACTTGAGTGTAAAATAAAGTACCTACCTCTGCATTTGAATTAACTGTCTCTGTAAAACTATTTTTACCTTGAGTCAACAATTCATAACCATAGAATGAGATACCACTTACGCTAGTAATTACTCCAGATGCATTAGTTCCAAGTGTCATTGCACTAGGCTCTGCATTTCCGAAGTAAACTTTTTTTATTCCTCCGATTGCATCTTTGCAATCTAAGGTATATCCTGATGTTATTGCACAACTCATATTTAAAAAAAAATTATGGGGAGGTGTTACCCTCCCCGATTAATTATGCTAAAGTAAATTCAACAATCTCATCAGGAAATGCAATTTGCACACCTGCTTTGAAAGCTACATTGTAACGAACTTCCATTGCTTCTTTTGCGTAAAAGATTTCGTAGTTATCTTCTTCTCCAAGTAAATCAGTTCCGAAGAATAAGTTTGAAAGTTGAGCAGCAAAAATTCTTCTAGTCGAGTTCAAACCATTCAATGCTACTACTCTAATGTTAGTTCCTGGAATTACAATCTCAAAGTTACTTGTAGAACTTTCAGCGTTGTAATGGAATAGATTAGCATTGGTTAAAGCCATTTGATAGGTTCTAAATACGTCCATACCAACCATAACTCTTAGGTCTGCTTTGCCTAACAATTCAACTGGCAATGCTCTGTAAATACCTTGCATGATTGCAATTACATTGGTAGTTGTAATACCACCTGATACGCTATAAGGCGCACCCGAAGTAAAGCCACTTACGTTCGCTTCGATTACTCCACTCGCTGCATCGATGATTTTAATTAAACCATCAAAACGACTTAAAGCCTGATTACCGCTTGCAGTATCACCTTGCCAAACCGCAGTCTCTAATTGCTCTGCAATTAATCCTGATTTGTATTCAGCATACTTTTGCTCGAATGGAATGGTATCATCCTTAGAACCATTTGGCAAAGTTAATTGAAGATACTTTGTGTTTAAATCTTTAGGGCATAAAGCCTCTTGAACTTTGATTGCAGCCACAGTTAAGGTACGACCTGAAAAGGTAGTAGTTCCACTTGCTGACCATCCACAAGCATCCGCCTGGAACACTGCATCAGTGTTCATAGTGTTTACTTGTTGTGTTGATTTCACTCCAATTTGAGGAGTTAATAAGCTGATTGACTTAGCACCAAATAGGGCTTTAGTTAATAGCTGGGTTTCGTTTGCTTTAGTATATGCTGCTAAAGCGGTTACATTAAATGCCATAATATTTTATTTTATTTTTAAATTTTTAAGTGCTTCCGCAAAATCGTTTAATTTATTTTCTTGGTGTTCTTTTGATACCTTCATTGAACTAAACAAATCACCTTTGTCTGCCGGTTCATCGCTTGGTAACTTTGCGATTTTATCCACCAATTCAACTAATTGAGTAAAGGCTTCTTTATGAGAATTGATTGCGCTCATAGCTTCATCAACTTTAGCTTCAACCGAACTCTCACCCATCTTTTTTTCTAACATCTCAATCTTAGACATGCACTCTTTTAACATAGTGTTAATAGATGCCATATCATAATCTTCTGTCTTTTCCAATTCAACCTCTACTTCTACTTCATCTTCTTTTGCAGGCGTTACCGAAGTAACCTTACCTTCTGCCACCGTTACAATCTCGCCACTTTCTAAAGTGTGTTCTCCATCGGGCGCGGGTATCTTACCTTCCTCGCTTACTACCATTAATTCCGCTCCTTCCAACTCACCTTCCCAAGTTACAATCGTAACTCCATCGGCTAATTTAGCCTCTTTAAATTCTTGCGTAGGCATATCCATACCCAATGCAAGTCTGATTTTTTTAATAGCTTCTGTTGCTTCCATAGTTGTAAATATTATTTATTTTTTTTGTTTCAATTTATTTTACTGAATTAAGAATAGACATAATCTCATCGAGTTGTTTATTTGCGTGACTAACCTTTTTTTGAGTGAACTCACCTTCAACACTAAATCCACTAAATACACCTGTCTTGATGTAATCTTCCCAAACCTTATCATTGTCAACTTTGCAAGAGATAAACCAACTGCCCTCGCTTAGTTCATCAAATCCTAAAGGCGTTTTAATACCCCTTTGAGAATCTATCAACATTGATTCTATTAAGTAAACACCTTCCGCAAGTATATTCTTGCGGTGCATTATATTAAAGTTGTTAGAGTATTGATTTTTAAAAAACTTTTCAACTATGCTTTTAATCGTATCTGCTTTGAACATTACATAATACTCGCTGCCATCTTTTCTCCTTCTTAAAATTGGTAAGTCCGCAATCATAGCAGCACCACTTATTATTCTTTTTTCGGTGTCTGCTTTAAAACAAAACTTTTCTTTTCTATCAATTTGTTCAAGTTTTTTTGCTGCCCATTCAATACCTGCATCTCCTCCCCAACATAGCCACATTAATCTTCCGCATCCATCTCCTAATTCTTTTTGAGAACTTTGTCTATGCCTTTCAAATGCTGACATTCTTGCAATAGTATCTCTAGTTATTGCTTCACCATTTGCTAATTGATTTGCCCTAGCCTTACCTACCGAAGTACCGCAATCACCCCATCCGTTTTCCTCTGCATATCTTAAAGCAATTTTAGCGTTCTCTTTTGCTTGTTCTGGGTAATCCGTATAGCTCACAAACATATCTTTTTGAGGAGTGTTATCCATTCCACAAACACACATATAAGGCTCTTTTCCGCCATCCTTAATATCCCATGAATGACCGCAATCTTTACAAACTATTATACTTACTTCTGATTTAAAAGCCTGCCATCCTTTTTTTATCGCAGGGTCATCCACTAAGGCAATAAAATCCACGCCTGATTCATCTTCATCATTAATCAATAGTTCGTATAATGGTAGTTCCATAATTGTAAATATTATTTTTAAAAGTTGTATTAACCTATTGTGGCTTTAACTTTAATGCTATTCACTTTCGTTTGAGAATTAGTAATGTCCGATTCAGTTACATACACCTTCATTTTCTCACCTACACTATTAGTATTTATTGTTTCGTTTCCTAAAGTTGTAAATCCGCTTGAAGGTCTTGTTGTAGGTATGTTTATACTCGGCATTGCACCGCCTCCACCTCCACCGCCTCTAGGCACTTTGACTGCAAGAATATTTTTTACTGCTGCCAATCCTGCTACACCTGTCGCTATTGCTTGCGCTATTGCATAACCTGGAATAGGTACACTTGAAAAGGCCGCTAAATTCTTGGCTATTGCAGTATAAGTTGATATAGTCGCACTTGCTACTGCTAATGCTTTTCCTGCTGCCGTATCTCTACCTGCTATCTCTGCTGCTGAATTTAATATAGAACTATAAGACTCTAATAACGCTACCTTTGCAGCGTTTTCTTCTTGTGCTATTTTAATCTTTGCATCGGCAGCTTCTTTGTCCGATAGTATTCCTTTTTTATTAAGTTCATCAATGGCTGCAAATCGTTCTTCATCTTTTAATAATTGGTCATCTTTGATAGCTTGCAAGTCTGCATTTTCAGCTGCTATTCTTTCTCTGTTTGCTTCACTCAAACTTGCTTGAGTTGCCCTCTTATATTCCGCTGCTTTCTTTTCTTTATCGTCAAACTCCTTTGCTCTCTCCGCTCTATCTTTACCCTCTGCTTCTTGCTTTTTCTTTAAATCCTCATCCGATTTTAGCTTGTCTGCTGCTGCTTTTTCCTCCCTTGCTTTTCGCTTTTCATCAATTACCGCACTCGCATTGTTTATCTTTTCCTTTTTCTCCTCCAAGTTTCCTAACGCTTGAACTCTTTTAGTATAGTTTTCTTGAAGTGCAATTAATTCCTTATCCGCAGTATCGTTTACATTGTTTAAACTTGCTACACTCGCACCTTTTTGGATAGCTAAAATTTGCGCATAAGTCGCACCCGCTGCTTTTGCTTTTTCTACTAAGATAACGGTTTCATCCCTTTGGTTTTTCTTTAGTGCAATGATTTGTAAGTCTTGTAATCTTGTTGCTTCTTTTATTAATTCATTCGCTTCTTTATCGGAGATGGATTTGTTCTTTGCTTGCTTTATTAACTTGTCAATTTGCGCCTCGTATTGCGCTTGTTTAAGATTGAATGAACTCATATTATCATCGTAATCTCTTAACAATTTATTCGCCCTCTCCGCCGCATCCGCTTGCTCATTTATTGCTTTAGTATTAAATCCTAATCCTTGAGTAAAGTTAAATACCGCAGTTTGTAATCCCCTAAATGCACCCGTTAAGTAAGCGAACTTATCCGATATTAAATCCACCAATGGAGCGAAGTCTTTGAAGATTGCCAACAAAGCACCTACCGCAACCGTAACGCCTGCAATAGCTAACCCGATTGGATTACCTATCAAAGCAGTTGATAAAGTTTTAATAGTGTCCTTTAATCCGCTTATACCTGTGGCTGCTTTACCAAATACTCCTGGCATCTGCTTACCTGATTCAAGTAGATTACCTGTTTCTTTAGTCGCTGCTTTTGTCTTACCTGTAAAGTTATCGACTTCTTTACCTGCACCCTTCAATCCATCCTTAGCACCATCAGCACTTATACCAAGTTTTATTAATATTTCTTTTACCATTACTTTACTTTTTTAATAATCTCTATTAGCCTTTTATCGTTTAACTGAATGACTTTATAAATCATTTCAAAGTTCTTTATTAGCTCTATCATTCTAACCTCCTCCTGTATTAGTTGTGTTTACTATCTGCCAGTTTCCTTTGTATGGAACAAACCAAACGCAATGATGATTTGCTAATGTGTAATTAGCACTTCCATTTACTTGGTTCGCATTATTTATAGGATAGATTTTTATCGAACCGCCACTTGTTATATTCTTAACTATTATAATTGGGTCACCTGTATTAAGGGGTATTAAACTTGCATCTGGTAAGTATGCATCTTCAACTCCATTTTCTAAAAAATTTATATCACTTCCAAATTTTAGTAAAACAATATCCGCAGTTAAACCTCGTGTTCTAAATTGTGTATTCGCTTGTGATTGAAAATACTCTGTATTATCGGCTCTTACAAACATTGGCAAGTCTTCATCTGCCAACACTCCACCACTACCGCCATTACCTGTTGTGCTTGTAAGTTCAAAAGTAGGAGCAGTTTTTAATTTAAGTAATTCAATCGTTACTAAGTCATCTGAATTTAAGTTGTGAGAGATGTTATATAGTCGGTAATATTGTTTGTTAAGCAAATAGATTTTTCTAAAACTTAAAGCATTAAATTCAACTTCGTTTAACTTAAACTTAGCAGATATAATCTTTGAATCTTTATCCGTAATCTCTTCAATAGTTTTTTTCCAATACCTATTAAATAAATTGCCATTAGTGTATTGTGTATCTCGTAACCCAAAGTAAATAGCTTTAGGTTGTGCAAATCCTAAGTCATAAGTAGGGGAAAAAGTATTATCCAACATTCCTGCATAGGGGAAGTCTACTGCATAGTTAATAGTTCCATCTAATCTAGTCTTTAACTTCCACCCAATGTTAGTAAGTACCAATCCGCCATAGATTAACATTCTAATATTATAACTTGGTAACTCGGTGTTGTTTGTATTAGGGTCTATTTTTCTTATCTTGGTATAAATTCTATCGTGATTTCCGTTTGTGTTTGATAATGGTGAGGCACTAAAGCCTACTTCTACTGTATTGGTTTGAGTTAAAAAGTCATTATCAATACTTAGTCTTTTGGTCGAATAAGGCTCTCCAAATAAATCTTGGTACTTACTATTATACTCGTCTTTATCCTCTTTGTATTTTAAAATAAAATCTCTAAAGTCAAGGACACCCATAGGCTTAACCATTACCTCGCTGCTTACATCTAAGTTGTTAGTTATATCTACTATATCATTTGTATAGAAGTCATCACGAGGCTCTATGATTAGTTTATTTGCGTCTATTGTATCAGGAATAGCGTATAGATTAAACGCTCTAAAAATCCACGTTAAGAAATCAGTTTGCTTAACCTCTTTTGGCAAAGCAGAACCAATGTTTATAGTATTGCCTTCGGTATATTTTGAACTTGGACTGTTGCTGAAACTACTTCTATTTTGAACTATTATTGTTATATCGCTTGGGTCTCCATAAAATCCCGCATTAGGGTCTCCAACTACATACCAATATAATTCAACAAAAGCATCATCTGTATTTTCACAGTAAAATAAACTAGAATTTATATTAAGATTTTTACTTACGATTCCTTTGTTAACCAATGAACCTAAATTATAATCTATACTTACCTCCGATATTTTTCTAATACCTCCACTAACTACTACAAATCTTACAACTAAAAATGAATCCCAAACACTACGAAATGTACTGCCAGAATTATTTTCAAAAGCTACTTCGCCCTTAAAATTAAAAGTCATTTCGCCAGATGTTGATGCGTTTATATCTATTTTGTCATTAGCTAAATCAACGCTTGTAGGTGATGTGTTTTGCAAAATGTTATCAAACGTATAAAGCTTAATATCACTCGCTGCACTTATATTTGTAGTAGTATAAGTTAGTGGACCAATGTTTTCAACTTTAAAAGTTTTATCATTTATTGCAGTTTCATTTGCAGTAAAAACTCCACCTGTAAAAGGAATAATAAACCTTTTAAATATTAATGAATTAAAAAAGTTTGATTGATACCTATATCCTGCCTCGCTAAATATCTTGTCAACTATTTGCTTAATGTATATTGCAGGATACATAGTCTTTTCAAGTTCGTATTCTAACTCCGCTGCTTGGTTGTTTACGAGAGTACTAAGTCCGTTATCTATTAACGGATATACATAACCCTCACCTTTTGGATTGCCGCTTACATCAAAGTTATTATATGCCGAACCATTCTTAATTATATTGTTAGCCCATGAATTAGCAATGTTGCTCGATGTCCATTGATGATTAAATTCGCTTAGATTTATTTCTGAAAGTTTCTTATCACCCAAGTCTTGGAATAGATTTGCAAGCTTGCCTATAATTACTAATTCAAATTCAATGTCTTGTTCGTTGATAGGGATTTCAGTTAATTGTAAATACCCTCTCATTAAGTTCACGCCATTTCTAATTACTAAAGCCTCTGACTTTAGATTAACATTGAAATCAGGGTTGTAATTTGTAGTGCTTGTATTCCTTGTAGACCTGTCTAAGTTTTGAATGTTTGAGAATATCGCCCTATTGTTTGAAGTAGCAGGAACTCGAATCGGTAAGGTATAATCTGACTTTCTTTTTTCAGGTTCTTTGATGTCGATTATAGACTTGTTAACAGGTATAGAAATGTTATCAAACAAATCTAAATTAAACGATGCAATGACTTGACCGCTCACATTGTATTGAACTATTTTTATTTCAGTCTGCATCATAAACTTTGTCTATAATTATCGAACGAATACTGAATTGTCAACTCCATATTTGGGATGGTTCTCCCTTGTTCATATTTCTTTTTTACGTAATTATTCGCCACTACATTAACAGGTACATAAGTACTTGGACTTGTTTCTAACATTACCACAGGACTTAATACCAACTCCTCCAATGCTGCATATTCTGCATCCGATAAAAGGTCGGAGTTAAGTGTTACGCTTTCCATAAACTTGGTAAAATATTTAGTCTTTAATCTATCAGTTTTGGCATAGCCTAACTGTTGAACTTTTTTAAATTCCTTAGTGTCTATCTCTATCCTTTCAGTGCTTACCATATTAAAATTGAAAGCATCAAAACCGCCCATTGAGTTTAACCAATGTAATCTATAATTAGTAAATTGGGTACACGAGTTATCAATGTCAATCGTCTTTGTAAAAACTATCTCATCCACTGAATTTCTTATGTCTACTCGGTAGTAAGCAGATGAAGTCATAAACCCTGATGCTCCAAAAAAATCTA